GGGGCGAAGAAATCCCTAACGGAACTCCTTTGACTGTAACGGGTACGCTTGGAACTGTGGATGTCGTAGTCGATGATATGGAGTTTAAGGCTAACGAATATCTGGAGTACACGATTAAAGAAGATGATTTTAAAAACGATACCGGGCGTTGGCAGGTTAAGGGAATTGCAACGCTACCCACTGAAACGATTGCGACAAACAACCAATTTTTTAGGGTAACTCCATAAGTGAAAATCGAAATCCCTGCAAAACTTCAGTTTTTATTTCGCCCCAAACGCCTTAAAATAGCTTTCGGAGGTCGAGGGGGTTATAAGACCGTTTCATTCTCTAAGGCTTTGTTATTCCTTGCGCATAAAGAAAGAAAAAGCATATTGTGCCTCCGTGAATTTATGAATTCTATTGACGATAGCGTACACTCCACACTTAAAGCGGAAGTTGATAATCTGGATATGGCGGATCGTTTTAAAGTAACAAATAACCAGATCGAAAATATACATAACGATTCTTTATTTCGGTATGGTTCACTTGCCCGTAATCTACCTTCTTTAAAATCACGTCACGGGATAGATATTGCCTGGGTTGAAGAGGCGGAGACAATTACTCAGAAGTCTTTAGATGTCTTGTTCCCCACTATCCGTAAGCCTGATTCTGAAATCTGGATGTCTTTTAATCCTGATGATGAATTCGGGGCGGTCTATCATACTTTCGTAAAACCGCATCTTGACATCATTCGTTCACAAGGTTTTTACGAAGATGAAAATATTTACATTGTAAAAACCAGTTTGGAAGATAATCCCTTTGCTCCTGTCGGAATGCTTGAGGAATCAGCGAGATTGAAAAAAGATAATCTTAAAAAATGGCTTCATATCTACGGCGGTGAGGTATTCAGTGATTATCGGGAATCTATTATCCAGCCGGAATGGGTTGACGCTGCTATTGACGCACATTTAAAACTTAAATTCCCGGCTCAAGGTGTGAAAGTAACGGCTTTTGATCCGGCGGATACCGGGAAGGACGCTAAAGCTCAGATGTTTCGACATGGTTCAGTTATTACTGAAGGGCGTCAATGGTCGGAAGGTGAATTGCCGGAGGCTATTGATAAAGCATTCAGCCGTGCTTATGATCTGCGTATGGAACAATTTGTTTATGACGCTACCGGAATAGGACGGGGAGTGAAAGTAGGATTGGAGAAACGGATTGAAGGTAAAAACCTTGAAGTTATACCGTTTGAAGGGGCGGCTAAAGTAGATTTGCCGGAAGAAAAATATGCAGCGGATAAATCGAATCGGGACACTTTTAAAAATAAACGGGCTCAATATTTCTGGAAATTAAGAGATCGTTTTGAGGCAACGTTCAACGCTATTAAAAAAGGGCTTTACACCGACCCTGATAATTTGATAAGTATTTCTTCTGAAGTCGAGGATTTAGACATTTTAAAGAGTGAATTAGTTAAGATACGAAGAAAAATCGGTCAGAATGCTTATATTCAGATTGAAAGTAAAGAAGATATGTTGAAAAGAGGTGTTAAATCACCGAATATGGCGGACGCTTTATCTATGGTATTTGCTAATCCCGCACCATTTACGGCTGTACCGGATATACAATTTTTGTCGGAATTTTAAATGTATTTAATTATTGATAAAAAATATCGGATATTTCAGACTCAGATACTTACGGCTGCTACTCGTGGTGCTTGTGACCGACAGGAAATAAGCGTTGTGCATATCAACCTGGAACAATTACGGATTAGAGGGAGAAACCTCCCTGAGAATTATAAGTTATACGGCGGTGAATGGTCGGATATACAACACTGGAAACCTATAGAGATACTGGATGCGCCTCGTACCGGAACTATACCGATAGAGGAAATAAAACGTGCGGTTGTAGAAGTAAGTCATAAACGGCGATTGACAGAATTTTAATGTTTCGTTTTTAATCTTAATCAGTATATTATTTTGTTTAATATTCAAGTGATTAATATAATAGTTTAATGGCAAATAGTTGAATAATGGCTGAATTGGCCTCTGAAGAAACACATTTTGAAGCATTGAAGCGGTTTAATAATGCTGATATGAAAGACGAAGTGCAACGGTCTTTTGCTATCCGTGATATGATTTTCGTACACGCTGAAGATGGTCAATGGGATGAAGATGCAATCGAAAGACGGCGAGACCGGCCAAGATATACAATTAATCGGATAGCCGGGGCGATTGATCAGATTGTCGGTGATCAAAGACAGAATCGGATAGCGGTTAAAGTCTCACCACGGGATGAAGCTAATGAAAAGCTGGCTGATATTTTTACAGGGTTAATCAGAAATATCGAACAGGCATCCAGTGCTGTCAATGCTTATGATCAGGCATTTGATGAAACTGTTACCGGAGGCTATGGAGGCTGGCGCATACTTACCGACTTTGACGCTGATGATTCTTTTGATCAGGAAATTCATATTGAGCCGATTAATTCAGCGGCTTCCAGTTTATATTTTGACCCCAACGCAAAAAGATATGATAAACGGGATGCTGAGTATGCTTTTCTGGTGACTTATATGTCGGAGGAAGCATTTAAAACCGCTTACCCGGACACTGCTGTTGTGGATTTTCAACAGTCTTTAGCTGAGACAAGTTTTCGCAGCTCATGGTTTAAAGGGGATAGAGTAAGGGTAGCGGAATATTGGTTTAAAGAACCGATAAACAAAGAAATAGGGCTCCTTTCTGATGGTCGGGTAATTGATCTGAAAGAAGAGGAAGCGGTACTTGATGAATTGAACAATATAGGGGTTACAATTATCCAGCGTAGGACTGTAGAATCACATAAAATAAAAACCGTGATAATGTCCGGCGCTGAATTACTGACAGATGTACAGGATTGGGCCGGTAAATTTATCCCATTGGTTCCTCTTTTCGGAAAATCCGCTGTTGTGGACGGTGAAAGGTTTACACGTGGAATAGTCAGAATGGCTAAGGATGCTCAACGTATCTATAATTACGCTACAAGTTCAGCAGTGGAAGCAACAGCCTTAACACCTAAAGACCCGATATGGATAACTCCGAAACAGGCAGAAGGTAACGAAGCCAAATTAAGAAGATTCCCGACACAAAACAGCCCGTTCATGTTGTATAATCCTGACCCGAATGCACCGGGGGCACCTCAGCGTGGGGGCGCTCCTCAATTGCAGACAGCTTTATTACAGCAGATATCACAAGCCGCAACAGATATTCATTCAACGACCGGATTAGAACCGGCAAGTCTGGGGAATGTCCCGGAACTGAAAAGCGGTAAAGCAATTCGAGCGCAACAGGCAATGGGAGATAGAGGGGCTTTTGTCTTTCGGGATAATCTGGCGAAATCAATAGCTTATACAGGTGAGATTTTAGTCGATTTATTACCCAGGATTTACGATACAGAACGAGTAGTACAGATTTTAGGGGTGGATGGTGTTAATGAGAGTGTGACTATAAATCAACCGGAGTTTGACGAAATAAATCAACCGATTATTGATCAGCAGACAGGCGAGCAGGTTATCGTAAATGATCTGTCTCAAGGCAAGTATACCATATCAATAAAAACAGGCCCTTCTTTTGCTACGAAACGAGAAGAAACAGTCGAACAATTGGTTATGCTGGCCGGGCAATCCCCGATAATACAGGAATTGGCGCTTGATCTTATCGTTAAAAACATGGACTTAAACGGTGGTGAGGAAATTGAAAGACGTATCCGAAAGCGGATGATTACTCAGCAGATAGTTGAGCCTACACCGGAAGAAACACAGGAATTAGGACTTGATCAACCACCTGCGCCTGATCCGTTGAATGAAGAGTTATTGCGTAACCTTCAGGCTCAAACTGAAAAAACACAGATTGAAGGTGAAAAAATTATTGCTGAAGTACAGAACAAAGACGCTGATACTCAGCTTAAAGTAATGAATACTCAGAAAGTGTCAGTAGATTCATTGGTTGCGATACGTGAGATTGTGATTAAGAAAATTCAGGCCGGGATCCCGATTACACCGGAGGAAATTGAATTGATAAAAGGACAATCCGTTATTGTGGAAGAAACACAGGAAGACGTATTAAGAGGCGGCGAAGTGGCTGGAAGCGCCCCATTAGGGAGGCCGCAGATACCACCGGCATAAGAATACATTTTTAAAAACTTAGTTTACGGGAACATTAAACCCGGTTTAAATCCGCTTATATAGGAGCGCAAATGTCAGAAGAAGAAACAGAACAACCCGAAATAACAGAGGAAGCCTCGGAAACTTCCGAACCTGAAATTACAAGTGAGGGAGCAGGAACCTCAGAAGAACCGGGAACACCTAAAAACACCGGAGTTCAGAAACGTATAAACGAGATTACCGCTGATAAGCACAGGGAAAGGAGGCGTGCGGATGCTTTGGCTAAAGAATTGTCAGAGTTAAAAGCCGTTGCCCCTTCTGTACTTGTTACGGATACGCCGAAATTAGAAGATTTTGACTATGATGATGCGGCTTTCAATCGTGCTTATATTTCCCATCAAGTTCAAAAAACCGTTGCTGAGAATACAAACGACCAAAGAAAACGGGATATTGAAAATCACAGGAATCAGGCTAATCAGGAGTTTGCCCGTAAACTAAGTTTTTAAAAATGTATTCTTATGCCGGTGGTATCTGCGGCCTCCCTAATGGGGCGCTTCCAGCCACTTC